CTGGATCCTCTCGATATCTTGTCCTACCCTCTCTATACCTTCGTCATGATGGCCCATGCCAAGCGTATGATACGTTTGGACATGGCCAGACTGGTAGGCCGAGATTTCAACCTTGTCCTGATGTCTGTGCGTCATAGCGCAACACATCGCATCGACGATGGAGGAGGACCAGATTACGCGCCAACGGTTGTTCTCCACTTTCTTTGGCGGATGTGGTTCTGCCTTCAAGAAGGCGCAGAGTGGGTCTGAAAGACCAAACTTCAGCATTTCTACTGGCGTCATATCATTCATTCCATCTTTGCCCCATAGGAGGCGTAGAAGTAGCCTGCACTTAACGAGGTACGTCAACTTGGCCACTCCATCCGGCGTCTGCCACGCGTTCTTTTGTCCGCTAAGGAAATGCGAACTCCAGCCAGTGGACTTTGATCCGTCCAACGTGTTCACGACGTTGTATACGTTCTCCCGCACGTTGAGAAAGTGAGCAGTCCTGGTGGGAACTCTTGAGAGAAACCTCTTGTAAATGTACTTCATGACCTTCTCGCGCCTCTCGTTAGAGAAGGACGGCCCGAGGCACTTAGCAACCGACAATTGAGCTCTCAAAGAGTCTTCCAGTTCATTCACAGACCCCGCAGGGATCACAAACTGGGACATTTCAAGTCCCATCTTCTTACATCTGTCTATCTGCTCTTGAGTGATTGCCTTCCTCTTCTTGCCCGGATTGTGAGAGCCAGAGAACTTGCCCACTTGTCGAGCCATAACTTCATGTGTCTCACTGTTCGTGACTAAGGTGGCGGGATCGTCGAAGAACTCGAGATCCGCGGAGGACATGTATTGCCTGTAGGTGGCGAATGCGGCTGTGGCCAATAAGGCTGCTGGTGTCCAGCCACTCAAATTCCATTTCCCAGGGTTGTCTTCCTTCAAAAGGGCGTCTACGTCAACCCTGTTAACTTCATCCTCCGCGTTGTACTTCGGCACTGCTGTGCCAGCAGTCGCAAACCTGCCTCTCCGTTCGTCTTGGAGAGGGGTAGTAGACAACTTCGGCAACTCCACTTGTTCGTCAGGGAGATTCAGATCTGGCACCACGTCCTCGTAACTTTCCTCGTCCTCTGGAATCGTCTCCATCTGCTCCGGAGTCTGGAGGTCGGCAGTTGCCGCGCTCGGACCATAAATGACCGGAGGCGCGGTTGGCCTCGGCAGACCCGGTGGTTCGGAGACTGGCCGAACGTCTCGGTGAGGGAGTGGTGGCGTAGGAGGCCTAGGAGGCAGCACTACGATCTCATCGCCATCTCTCACAAATCTTTGAGGAACCACAGGAACCTCTAAAGGAGCTACAGAAACGCCTGGAGCTTGTTTAGTCTCGGGAGCAGTATCAAGAGTGACGGACTCAAGAGGACTGTCCCTGACAGCGATGGCGCTTGACAAATCTTCGTTTACGTCACGATATTGGAGAGGCGTAGTACCCCAAATGGGGTGGTATTCTGAATCTCCTCTCCTCGACTTCGGAACCATATTGTACTTGATTCTCTCATCAATAGTATCATTGATCCGGTCCAGTATAACGTTGAGAAAACTGTAAGACTCTCCGGTAGGGACAGTTCCGTTCTCGTACATGTCCTCTGGAAGTAACCGCTTTAACAAGTCGAAATCTTTCTCTATCTCCTCGTCAGCACTAGCAACACACTTGTTGTAATCATTGAACTCGTTCTGCTTGGCTATGAGAGCTTTGATCAAGGACCTGTGAACGGCATCTCCATTGGCAATCTCCATCAAGTATTCTTCGTCAAGGTCGAGGAATTCGAAAAGCTTGGTCGCAACTGTGACCGGAGCTCCTGCGAGATGGTTGCGTAGCCTCGTTCGTTGAAGGGTTTCGTCCTCTTCAATGGCAGCCCTAAGGCCCCTCATGAGCTCAGGCGCGATCCCTACTCCAGGAGAGGCAGCCAATCCGTACTCAGCAAGACCATTGGAAAGAGCGCGGCCAACCTGAGCGGCAATATTTCCGCCAACTTTCTCGCTACTAGAACCATCCGAACCGTCCTCTTCTATGAAGCACTCTACAGCCTTGTTGACCTTAGAGCCCCGCTCCAAGTCATCGAGGTCTGCCCATCTGGTGCGCCTGCCGGCGCGCTTGCCAACAGTTGACGCAGAGTACTTATCTTCGATTGAGCCGTGAACCATAGTCATCTCGTCTTCGTGACCAAGCTCAGCTAAGCGGTTAGGATCTTCATCCTCATCCTTGTCTTGGTCATCTTCGTTTTGTCTTTCTTCCATCCTGTCCATGCGCTCATCCATCTTTCTCTCCCACTCCTCGTGGGCTGCATCGACGTCGTAGAAATAATGATCTTCATCTCCGTCCTCTGGATGGGCGTACCGGTCATATTGAGATTCTGCCTCCTGAGTAGACTCGGTGGCGAGTTGCTTCTCGGTTTTCTCTGGCTTCTTCTCAAGTGCACCGATCATCTTCAGAAAGTGCAAAATGTCTGGTACGGAAGTGGCAAAATTTGTTTTCTCCTTGCCAAACTTGCCCAATATATGCATGCCACATATCTTATTGGCACCATTGAGCCTGATCCAAATGGGCGCTCCTGAACAGCCCTTGTACGATGTGCAGCTATGCGGGATAACTCCGCGCATCTTGTGTTCGTAACTGGGACTTGTCAAGTTGCCGTCGGAAACTTTGCTACTCTTTTCCGTTCGATCCCAAAAGTAGAGCCTTGTGCGGCCCTTGGCGGCACGGGTAAACCCAGTAACCTTCAAAGAAGCCACTTGGATGCCACACCAGAAATCTTTTGGCAAAGCAAGAGCACAGATATCGGAGCCAGTACCAGGGTCGTATTCCTTATGAGAGAAGAACTCCTTCTTGCCAACGATCTCTGTCATCTTGACGCACTTACCAGTCTTGGGATTTAATATGGCGATATCTTCCCAATTCACACTATCAAAAGCGTGCAGAGCAGTGATGAGATAGTCAGCGAAGCGAAAACCCATGGCAATCTCAGTAAAGAGAGATTCTCCGGCCCGATCTGACACGGTTCCTAGGACAACAACTTCCTTAGGGATCTCTGCGTCATAAACGTTTGAACCCTCGATAACACTCTCGAGAGCAGAGACCTGTTGATGCTCGTAAATCGTCTTGAATCCACCCTCGAAGCCCTTATCCTCGTTCACGTATTGCGAAAACTTAGGAATAAGCTTGAACACCTCTTGCGAGGGGGTCCTGAGGTACATTTCGTCACCATCTCTGAAGTAACCTGGTTTCTGTGCAGCGGCAAACTTGACTTTCTTAACGCTCGCGAGCTTCCACCGATAGTAAGACAGGAGTCTTAGCGGATAGCCCAACGCGTGTAGCACAGAAGACAGTGCACTCACTGTCTGCAGTCGCACCCAATCGGGCAAGACGTAGCCGTAGATAGCCATAAGCAGTAACAGCCACGGTAGTAGCTGTCTGGCGCTGTCACTGATGACGAACTGAAACGCCTTTTCTTTTGAATCCGACAGGAACAAAGTCAAGGCCTCTCTTGTAGAGGATATGCCTTTGATGACACGCAGAGCGGTCATACAATTGGCGTAAACGCCGCTTCCGAAGAAGGCGGCTCGAGCACAAATATTGGCAGTGTCGTCCATCGTAAGAACCCACATGCTGGGTAAAACAAGGCGCAAGTAATCGACAAGACACGAGTCTCGGTAAGATTATAAAGTCTAGCGCGCAAATGAGTGCGATACCCAGATGCCCTACGGAGCCGGAACAAGAACAGAGACACTCTG